TATCCATATCTTCCAAAGAGAACTCAACCCGAATCTTTTTCGAGTCGACCTCGCCCTTGGAAAGCAAGACAACCGTCTCGACATGGCACGAGATGATAAGAAGTACGTCTTTATCAGATTTTCCCTATTTTTTCCCACTCTCGTTTGTGGGAATATATCCACTACCATTCTGCGTGTCCGTGGAAACATATCTATGAACAAGCCAAAGAACATTTCAATCAAATTGACACTTCTTCATTTTTTCAGTTTTTTCTCCAGGCATTGTGCCATATATGATAGTAATATCCATATCCTTTGTTGCTGAATATATTGTAGGATACAACTGTCTTGTTTTTGATAAGTTCTTGTTTGTCCGATGATATTTATCCTCTGGTAGCAAAGGATTCTTTGCATGAGCAACTTCCCAATTTGTAATTCCAATTGGAAATATTCCATCACTATCTGTATCTATTCTATCGTACTTCAAAACAGTTTTTCTTACACAATCTGATAAGATATATTCGGATGGAATTCTATTATTTAAGTGATTCACAAAATCCTTTATGCTAAATTTCCCTTTACCTCTTCCAATGCCAAAATAATCTACAAATTCTTTGTATTTCTCATTTCCTTCTATAGTAAAACGATACCCTTTCTTTATCGGAATGGACAATGTATCGCCGTGACCTCTTTTTATAAAAACCATTTTCCAAAGTTCTGAATCTCTTGTATCAAAAATTACATCTGATACTATATCATTATATTCATATTCAAATGTACCAATTTGCACATTGATTTTTAGCATAGATCGATAAAATATTTTTAGCCCTTCTATACTACCACTATAAAAAAATTCCATACACTTCATCCTAATAATTCTCCTAAAATCCAATTATAATTTTCCATACTTATCAGAAACCATTATCATAGAGTTTCAATCATCATTCCTCTTCTTCATTTGGAAACATTTCATAAAACAACTTTCTAAACGGCTCATTTAAAGTAGCCGAAACAAGTGAACTCCATATTCCAACTTCAATGCCTGAACCTTCAACACACCAGATTTTATAATGAATATCTGAGTATTGATTTATACTGATGTGCTGATTATTTGATGCATCTGCATATTTCAATGTATATATTTCTTTTTTGTACTGGTTCACAGAAAAGTCAATATGAGTAAACTTGCGCTTGCTTGGAAAATATTTTGCATGAATAAAATTTAAAGTTATAATGTCATCACTATCCAATAATTTATCTGGATTCCACAGCTCTTCTATTCCAATATGAAAGAAAGTATTCCCATCTTCTTTATCACGAGTAATTGTAAGTAATAATTTATGCAAACTATCCGGGTCACCATGTACTACTGTTTCCTGCCCATAAACAAGTTGTTCTATTTCTCCCCATACAAGTTGTATTCCACGAAATCTTTGAGAATCCATAGTAGCAGTTTCAACTTTTTTCTCACTCAAAACAGAAACATGTTTATCACATCTCATCTTAATAGAAACATTAGGTAACATTGATAATATTTCAACAGTTAATGGCATTGAAGCAGCTGTTTGCCCTATACTTCCATCCAAGAAGAGATTATATAAGTAATATTTGCCATCAATCTCAAATCCTTGTCGCCCAAACTTTGCATCTGTAACATCACTTAATCCATACTTATCTGGTTCTCTCTCTAAATCCTCATGTTTCAAAATTTCTTGTAAATTTTGAATAGATATCATTTTTTCTTGTATTAAATAGCATCCAAACGCATATAAAATCTCAGGAAGATTGTCTAATTCGAAATAATCACTAAACTTAAGATGATTACCTAATACATTCCACAGAATGGTAGCATCATGCTTATCTGAATTTTTTGGCTTTAGTACTCGAAATCCAGCATACCAAAAGTCACCGTCAAAGCACAGAGACAATAGTTCTTCAATATCAACATTACACTCTTCCCAAATTTTCAGTTCATCCTCTACTAAATCCATTAAAAAAGCTGGTATACTGCCATCATATTGACGAAATAAGTTCCACGTACCTGAAGGTCTATGTTTTAGATAAAAATTTGGTATATAAGCATATTCTATTCCACCATGAGGTGCTTTTTTCATACATCGTAAATAATAATTCGCATACCAAAAGGAATCTAATTCTATGACTCTATCAATAAAATACGATAAGTCTTTTTCCATATTGCTTTAACACGCTCCTATATATATACAATTAAATCTACTCATCTTGTGGTGTTCTCAGTGTTTCAACCCAATTATATGTTTCGTTTTTATATTTTTCGTAAAACTCACCTCTATCATTGTAATGATGTCCTGTTAAGTTAGGTCTGATGTCATCTCTTACAGAAAGAATTAATTTCTCATCAGCCTTATTATCCACCAATGACATCATTGCCAGAACATACCCAGCATATAATCCATCCAAATATCCATCTTGATGAAAATTAGCAATTAGTAGTTCATCCGTAAGTCCACTATACCCTTTTGGAACAAGCCCCTTTTTATACAGTTCCTGGGACCACTCCGCTACTATCTCATCCACTATCTCCGGCTTGTCTGTCATTTCTTTTATTTTCATTTCTATTTTATCTGGCAGTTCAGGAATCTTGTCTTTTATTTTTTGAGAAAATACTTTAATTAGCAAGTTAACAATATCTTTTATTTCATCCTTTGCAACCAATTTTGCATCAGTTACAATATCCTCACAAAAATGTGCTGTATTCTTATTATCTTCCATGCTTTACCTCCAACTCTTAATTGTCATTGTAACCGTTCCTGATGGTATCTAGGCACTTCTTCCAATACTGCTCACGTTCCAAAATTTTTATCGGATCATAGGATAACCCAAAATACTCAAGCAACGTATATGTAAAATACTTCTCGAAATACTCATCACCTTTTTGTTCATATAAGGCAATCAGTTTCTTATTTCCACCGTGCTTGGAATCGAGGTAATTACCCCATCTTTGAGCAACGCCCCCCTCTCCCGTAGCCGAGCCAATATACAACTTTCCGGTATGAGTATCTGTCAAACAGTACACACCCGTTATTTTCTTTAATGCCTCATAATATGTAGGAAGGATTCTTCCGTTAAAGATATCATCTAAACGGTGATAGGGAAGATGAACCCTGTCGTATCCTTCAAAGGTTTCACCACTATACAAACACGGCAATATTTCTTTTACGGTAGCCTGTTCAAGATACTTGCTAAGATTAAAAACATATCGTGAGAAGGTGTTACCTTTCTTACACTTGATAATCAGTCTTCCAAACAGAGGTACATACTTTTCAAGCACATTTGCTGTTGCCCACTCATCAGCTGGTACTTCCACTATCTCTGCTGCCGAAATCAACAACCACTCGTCATCCGTCATTCTTGCAAAACTGAACACCCATTGTCCGGGATAAAAATTTCTCTGCTTTCCATACCATCCCCAGTAGGAACAATCTGCACAAGTACCGGATGCTTTTTCAGTTTCACTATGTTTGAGCCAACGGTCAAGAAACGGCTGTCCTCCACTGCCAGCTTGCATATTAAATTCTATTTTACTGTTATCTATCTCTTCCTGTGACAGGTTCAGTATTTGATTCAGTTTCAAATCCATAATCCCACCTCCCAGTCTTATTTTTATGTTCTTCAATCCACTTAAGCAAATATGGTCTGTCATTATTTGCCCCCTTCTTCTCAAACCATTCACAACACATACGATAACATGTCCCATTGATTTCTATCGGCTTTGCATAATAATGAAGTGGTGTTTCTGACTCAGTTGCCAGCCTTAAAAGAGGGTACTGTAAGTCAAACTGCTGCTTGCTATACTCCGCTGTCTGCATTGCTTCGATTTCTTCATCTGATGCACATCCATCACACAGCATCCTTCCGAGTACCTTTTGAGCAAGCTGTCCAATTTTCAATTCCTGATAAACATCTGCATCTGTATAATCATACTCCGGAGATTCAGCCTTAGTAGTGGATGTATCACTTTTTGTCCTCTTTGCCGTTGTTTTAGCATCCGAAAACATTTTATACATTTGATAACTTCGCAAAAACAACTCCGATGTATCTGCAATTCCATCACTTACCAGTAAAATAGGTTTCAACACTAAATCGTTATACTCTTCATTAGCAATAATACGAAATGTAAAATCATATCCGCTATTTGCAAACAACTCATTCATTTCCGCAATACACGGTGTAAGGTCGGAAAGTACTGCCGGATTGATTTTAGGCGATGCAAAAATAATCTCTGCTTCCCTGGTAGATAAATATCCATGTAGACAAAATGCTGTTCTCGCACATTTCTCAAGCACTTTCATAACCGTAGTATCACGACTGCCATAGTTTAATCCCGCCTCATGAAACGCAACATCTACAGCATAATATTTCATATCATCCGGTTGGATGGATATTCCCAATACATCACATTCTCCCTGTTGCAATAACTGAGATAGGGATGCATTCCGCTTGAAAATTGCATAGCCGTATTTCTGTGAATAATGATTGTCCACTAATGCCATCAGTTCTTTTAATGCATCTGCATTGGACAATTGCCACTGTGATGATACTTTCCAATTGGTTTGCACGATTTGACACTCTTTCACATGACGCAACCATGAATAAAATAGTGATTCGCCCATTTCTATTTTCATATTCCATCTCCAATCAGTTCTACCTTATGCTCCAAAGAATACTGTCAATCTTTTTGATGTTTGATATCCCTTTATAATCTGGTAACACACGGTCAAATTCCCGGATGCATTCCTTTCCTTTTTCCGATTCCAGGAAATCTGCATACCACTTTTCCATATCAGCATAAAGAATAACCGCATTCTTCAATTTTTCTTTCTTTGTTGCACCTGTTAGTTTCATATTCAAATTCTGAACAACATATCGGTCCCATATTGGCTTTTCCGGAAGTATCGTTGCCAGCATTTTACTTGAAAAAGATGGTTCTATATTTCCGGTGCATTCAAAAAGATATGTAATGATATCCTCAAAAGTTGGTGTACCATTCTTCGCACTTTCAAAATATTCATAATAGAATTTTCTCCAGCTTTCATTGCGTCTTACTATATAAAATCCATTGAATGTGCGTTGGAAATCCATATCTGTAGCCACATTGGTATTATTTACTTGTTCCATAATGTATTGGTATTTATCAAGTCCCATACTTGATGCCAAGCGGTCTTGAAATACCTTACTGACATTAAAACTCATATCCATTGTATTTACCTCGCAAGACCACAATCTCAGCCTTCTCGTTTTACATAGGTCAACTCAATATCGTACCCAAGAGCCTCCAGCATCTGCACAAAAGTCTTATTTACAACACCATCCTGCTTTTTAATGATACGATTCACATACTGTCCGGTAGTTCCGATGGTTTCCGCAAGTCGAGCCTGTGTGGTTTCATTCTCTATACACTTTACTTTTACATCTACTTCTATATTATTTTTAACCATTTATTTGCCGCTCCCATTCGTAAGGCTTGTTAGTTCTAACACAAATAAGATAATTTATTATATCACGCACCCCCAAAAATTACAATATATGTGCATGACGTGCAGATGAATTTTTTGTAACAGAAAACACCCTGCATTTCTGCAAGGTGCTGACTGTAGGCATATTCTTTATCTTTTCACATCCACACTTGTGCCGGACTTAAATTCAACTGTGAATCTGTCCTCATAAACCGTGATTTTTTCAATCATTCGTCTGACCAGTGTTTCGTCATATTCTTCAATCTGTTTCGTCTGTTCTGCAAGGAACTGCTGCATCTCTGCTATCCGCTGTTTCAGACCCTCACGCTCCGCATTTTCAACCATTGCATTCTGTTTCAGTTCACGCAGGTGGTCTATTTCATCGGCAAGGTCATTATAGTCCTGCTTGGCATTGGCTCGTTTCAAAAGTTCCTTCTGTAATTCTTCCAACCTGGCATTGATGCTTTCCAGTGAACCATCATCTTCCAAAGCAAATACTGTGGCAATATTCGTTTCTAATGCCTCCAGCATTTCATCTTTACCACCAAGTACCATGTTAATGGCTTTTACCACTGCATTCTGTAAGTCGGTTTCCTGTATGGTAGGTGCATCGCAACAGCCAGGGCCATGTTCTACACGGTTTACGCAACGCCACACAATGGAATGTTTGCCCCGGTTGTTCCATGCAATCCTGCGATAAATATCTCCGCACTTAGAGCAGTAAACAATGCTGGAAAGTGCATACTTGCTGCTATAAACCCTTTTCTTGCGATTTTCCCCGCTATGCAGATTTGCCCGTCTGAGCATTTCTTCCTGCACCTGCATATAAATGTCACGGGGAATAATAGGTTCGTGGCTGTTTTCCACATAATACTGTGGAACAATACCATTATTCACAACACGCTTTTTGGTAAGGACATCCACCGTATAAGTCTTTTGAAGAAGTGCATCACCAATGTATTTCTCGTTTTTCAGGATTTTTTTGATGGTTTCCGGACGCCATTTGGTTTTCCCTGCTGCCGTGAGTATCCCATCCGCCTCAAGACCTTCTCCTATTTGTTTCAGGCTTGCACCCTGCAGGTATTCCCGGTAAATGCGTTTTATGATTTCTGCTTCATCCGGCTCAATAATAAGATGCCCGTTTTCATCTTTTGTATATCCCATGAAACGGTTGTGATTAACCTGCACCTCGCCATTCTGGTAACGAAACTGCAGTCCTAACTTTACGTTTTTGCTCAGGGATTCCGATTCCTGCTGTGCAAGACTGGCCATAATGGTAATGAGAACCTCTCCTTTGGAATCCATTGTGTTTATATTTTCTTTTTCAAAAAATACGGGGATATTCTTTTCTTTTAACTGCCGGATGTATTTCAGGCAGTCCAGAGTATTTCTTGCGAAACGGCTGATGGACTTGGTAATGACCATGTCTATGTTGCCCTCCATACATTCTTCAATCATCCGGTTAAACTCTTCACGCTTTTTGGTGTTGGTACCCGAAATACCATCATCTGCAAATATCCCGGCAAACTCCCAGTCATCATTTTTCTTTATGAGATTGGTGTAATGCTCCACCTGTGCATCATAACTTGTGGCCTGTTCATCGCTGTCTGTACTGACACGGCAGTACGCTGCGACCTTTAATTTCGGCTTTTCTTCCCTGTTCACGGTATTGCCGACACGCCTTCGTGCCGGAATAACTGTTATATTCTTACTCAACTTTTTCCACCTCGCTCTCTATCAGGCTGTATGCGTATTCCGCCTGTTCAAATGGATCTGAAAATTTTACAGGAACTTCCTTTAATGAAAAATGTGTATCTACTGTCACATCGGGGACTTTCTCCAGTTCCCGAATCCTGCCAAGCTTTCCTGCTCTTGCAATGCGTATTTCTTCAGCCTTATCAAATAATTCCTTTTCAATAATGGCGGGGTAATATTCATCTCCAAGGTAGTGTGTATTTCGGAGCATTCGCCCGGCACTGCCATGGAAAATTTGAAGTCCTGCTTTCTCTGCCGCTGTCTTAAGAGCAAGTCCTGAAATATAACCCTCGAATAAAGTTCTTACTCTCTCTGCCTGCTCCTCATCGATGACTGCTTTGCCGTCAACAATCTTGTATCCATATGGTATGTGTGGCATTATCCCACCAGCCTTTCTTTCAATTTTAATCCGCATTTCATCACAAAGATGATTTCATTCCTTGATACCACGGTGATACTTTCAACATGGGCAAGGAAAACATCATCATCATATTCCGTAAATGTCCTGCCTCCGGAAACAGCTTTAATCAGTTTTTTCAAAGCATCCACCTTCGTTCTGTCACCACTAACGGAATTCATAACATTGCTTTTCTCGTTCTGTAAACGATGCTCTTCCTGAACCAGCCTATTGTTTTCACTGTTAAAGAGTGCAGGCTCTAGCAGCCCGCTTGCCATAAGGCTTGTCAGCACCTGCCTTTGTTCCGTATTCTTTTCCAGTTTGTCTTCGTATTCCTGTATCTGCAACAGTCTGTCTTTATCATCCAACCCCTGCAGATTATGAAGTAAAGGCTTTAGCACAATCTGATGGGCAAATGCCAGTTTATTCATCATGGTAAGAAATGCAGCTTTGATACCTTCATCTGTGATGTATTTCATGGAACAGGAATTCTTGTCCTCAATATGACGTGTGCAGCACCAGGCTACATAATCGCCACTCGGTTTATAATGCATTCTGCGTTTGAACACTCCACCGCACTCACCACACCGAATCCTGCCGGAAAAACCATAACGGTTTTGGTAACGCTGTGTGTTTACCCCGTTACCTTTTTCTTTTCCACGCTGGTTCAGTACTTCATTGGCTTTTTCGAAGACCTCATGACTCACAATTGCCTCGTGATGCCCTTCACATAAATACTGGTCGCATTCCCCTTTATTCAAATGACGGGTAAAACTGCCGTCCGTATAGGTTTTCTGAAAAATGGCATCTCCCGTGAACTTTTCATTGCGGATAATGGCGTTGATGGTTCCGGGCGTCCAGTTACCACCTTTTTTACTTGCAACACCCCGCTCATTCAGTTCCTTTGCAATGGCGTGTGTACTTTTTCCTGCAAGTGTATCAGCAAATATCTGTTTTACAACTTCTGCCTGTTCCGGCACAACCACCATCTCACCGTTTTCATTCTTATATCCATACGGTGGGTAGGAAATGATAAAGGTTCCGTTCTGAAAACGTTTCTGTACAGACCATTTGCTGTTTTCGGAAATGGATACCGATTCACTCTCAGCAAGACTGCTCAAAATGGAAAGCATCAGCTCGCTCTCCATGGCACCCGTGTTAATGTTTTCTTTTTCAAAAATCACGGTTACCTTTAAATCCAGCAGTTTTCTTACCAGTTCCAGACAGTCTGTCGTATTTCTGCTGAATCGGCTGATGGACTTTGTAATGACCAGATCTACCATACCTTTTTCACAGGCATCCACAAGGGAAAGCAAACCATCCCTGCATTCCTTTTTCGTACCCGTAATGCCTTCATCATAATAAAGACCCGCATACTCCCATTCATCATTGGATTTGATATAATCCTCATAATGTGCTTTTTGTGCCTCAAGGCTGATAAGCTGTTCATCACTTGCCGTGGACACTCGGCAGTATGCTGCAACACGGATTTTTTTCTTCGTGGATAAGACCTTATTTTCCTCGATTTTTGTTATCCTTTTCATCATCTCACCTCGCTTTCGGTATGGACATATTCCCGTAAAAGTGCCGTAATATCAAGTCATTCAGGACATAATCTCCACCAGATACGGAGAGAAAGTTTTGCGATTCTTCTCTGTTATCTTGTCAAATTCATCCACAGTAATCAGACCTTTCTCCAGCATCCGTTTCAGCAGTTTCTGTGCCATGCAGTATTTATAATCATTTTTTAACTGTTCTTCTGTCATGCGTGGCTTTATAAAGGCAGGAGAAACTCCTGGTTCTGTAATCTTCGTTACAATTCTGTTTTCGTTTGTCATAAAAAAACACCTCCTGCCTAATAGCCCCGGCAGGAGGTAAAATTGGACAGTCTGTCTAATCTTTTTTATAAAATTCCGTTTCATAACCATCGGCTCGAAGCAGCAGTCCCTTAATCCATGGCGGTGTTCTTCCCATCTGTTCACAGATGGCATCCACCGATACATCCTTACTGCATTCAATAATAAGTTCATCATGGACGTGACCACAGATAAAACAGTGTGACAGAGTACGCATGGCATAGGCAAGAATATCACGGCTGATGGCCTGCACGATGTTTTCCACAAACTTAGGTCCGTAGCTTTCGATTCGCTCCCATTTCTTTGTAGCACCGACCCCTTCATAGGTCACTGACTCGCCACCGAATTTATTTTCTCCCATGCGGGGTTTTACATAGGAGAGCATTCTGCTGGATGGCAGCTTTATAAACAGCATACCGCTTTTGCATATAAAACGGATGCCGTTAACTTCTGTAGTGATTTTTTGCTTAACAGCTGTTTTTACGGCTCGGTCAACATCCCACCAGAACTGCACTATCATCGGATTGGCACTTCGCCACGCATCTACAAGTGGCTGCAGTTCTTCTTCGGCAAGTCCCATGTCCAACGCTCCCATTGATTTCAAGGCACCGACAGAACCTCCATAACCAAGTGCAAGCTCCGCTATCTTACCTTTCTGTCTCAGATGACTGTTTACACCATGCTTTTCCACAGGAACATGAAACATCTTACTGGCTGATTCACAATAGATGTCACCACCATTTGCAAAGACTTCTGATCTCCATGTTTCCCCGGCAAGGAAACTGAGTACTCTTGCTTCAATGGCACTAAAATCCGCCACCACAAATTTCATACCTTTTCTCGGAACAAAAGCAGTACGGATAAGCTGTGACAGTGTATCCGGGATGTCCTCATATAAAAGTTTCAAAGCATCATAATTGTCTGCTTTTACAAGGGAACGAGCCTGCTCCAAATCCGGCAGATGATTCTGGGGAAGATTCTGCAACTGTATCAGTCTGCCTGCCCATCTCCCTGACCTGTTTGCACCATAGAACTGGAACATCCCTCTGGCACGTCCGTCTTCACACACGGCATTTTCCATTACCTGATACTTTTTGACCGAGGATTTGGCAAGCTGCTGTCTTAATGTCAGCACTGAATTTAAAGGCTCCCTGGCAGTTTTGAGTAATGTTGCAACGGTCTTTTTATCAAGAGATTCTGTTTGTAATCCATTATCCGAAAGCCACTGTTTCATCTGTTGCACTGAGTTTGGATTTTCAAGTCCCGTCAACTTTTTCATTTCCGTAATCAGTTGATTTTTGGAGTATTCATCAATGGAGATGGCATTTGTCACAACATCCATGTCAAGGGCAATGCCACGGTCATTGATTTCCTGATCAAGGCAGTATTCCTGCCACACAAAGTCAGGAACAGGAAAATTTGCAAGTTTACCCTGAATGGCCATTTCAACTTCAACATCACGTTTGTTATAAGAAACAAACAGTTTCCATTTTTCAATATCGTGCTGTGGAAGATTCCGCTTTCTGCCACCATTGATTTTCGTAGGTTTACAAGGCATACAGAAATAACGGATGAGGTCTTTTCCCTCTTTCAGTTTCTGTTCTTCCAGTCCAAGCACAGCACCGGCTCCTGCAAGGGAAAGTGGCAGCCCCATATAGGCAGACCACACACAGGAGCATCTCCATGAAGACGAGTCAAGATAATCTCCGACACTGTCCTCCGAAATACTGTAACTGCTAAAATACTGCGGATAATGTTTCTTAAGATATGCGGACAGACAGACTCTTTCAAACTGTGCATTAAAGGCCCATTTCAAAACAGTATCATCCGTCAGTGCCTTAAGGATTTCATCCGGGATGGATTCTCCCTGTGCCAGATCCACCACCTGAACTGCTGCACCATTTATCGAATATCCAAACAGTAACACTTCAAACACATGAGACTGGACATATTTATATACCCCACATTTCTGCAGGTCTACATCAGAAAATGTTTCTATATCTATCGATATTGTCTTTATTTTGCTCATAACATTCCTCCAATACTATGACAAAGGCGGCAAAGATAAACTCTGCCGCCCCGCCACTCATTTATTAAAACAGGATTAAGACAGGAATCCCTCGTCTTCCTCCGTGGCAAAATCGTCCTCTGCACGGGACTTGCCACCAAGAGGCTCTCCATCCTTAATCTTCTGAAGGTTGTTAAGACCACAGGCAATTCCCTTATTACCATTGGAGTTGAAAGCGTAAAGGTTAATGCTGGCACGACCATAAACACCACTGTACACTTCACTTCTGTCGATAATAGGCTGGCAGCTTGCATCTACAATGCCCGGTGCCGATGCACTGTTGGCATTGATAAAATAACTGTCTGCATATGCAGGGTCATCCGGTCTTTCAGTATCTCCATCACGGAGAGGGGTTTTAAGTACCGAAAGTGCCGGAACGGTTTTTCCGTTACCCTTAAGCTTGCCCTGACCTTCTTCATAGGCTGCCTGAATTGCTGCCTGAATCTTTTCTACCGTTTTGGTATCAGATTTAGGAATGATAAGGCTCACACTGTACTTAGGAGTACCACCGTTAATAGACTTAGGCTCCCACACATTTGCATAAGACCATCTTGTTTCCGGACCTGTAATTACTTTCATTGGATTGTTCATTGTTGACATATTTTTGTCCTCCTTAATTTTCACTAAAATCTTCAACTGCTGTATTCATTTCCGGACGTTTGTCACTCTCCGGTACGAGTGTCGGTTTGCCCTGTGGCTTGTACACAAGACTGCCGAGTAATTCCTCGAACTTTTTCTTTCCGAGAATTTTCTGCATGGC